CAAAAAACCTATCGGTTTATGTTGCAGGTCAGGATGATGCTGGAGTAACAACTTTCTACGGTGAAGTATATAGGTTTGGATTTATGACTGAAAGAAATCTAAACTCATTGGCAGACTATTTCACAGAAGATCAAACCCACATAACTGTTAATGATCAAGATGATGTAGAAGACATCGTAAACTTTATAGCAAGCTATACACTAACCCCATATAAGTATATAGACAGATTTGAGTTTGATATTGCGGTAGATTCATACTGGCAAGACTACGTTCCCCTGTCTAGAATAGACGGATCTGTACTGACAGCAGAAGGAGATTATGTTAAAAGACTAAGTTTTCTTCAGTTTAATGCAAATGTTCCAATATTAAAACAAATAGTTGACAACAAGTACAGCTTTGATAACAACCAAGTAAAAATGTATGTTACATTTCAGTATTTAACAACAAAGCCAAATGTTGATCACACACTTTTTACGCTTACTGAAAAGTTGTCACCAAATAAAACTATTATCCCACAGGGTAACTGGCTTCAGACAAAATATGAAATTGCAGATGACTCAATAATCTATCTTCCACAAGACGCAGACTATAAAAAGCTTGCATTGGTAGTACATCTTGAAATACAGGCAAAAGCCTCTTTGTCAAATGAAATAAAAATTAAAACTATTCAGGTTGCATCCCAAGCATTATCTGACGTTGAACCTAAGCGTATTACTACAAGATTTGGCGATAGCCTTTTTGCTTATATTCTTCGTGGTATTTACCCAGATTATTCTGCGAAAAATCCAGTATCAATATATAAGGGTTCAACGCCATATTTATATTTAACAAATACTAGTGGAATTAAACTGGTGGGAACTCTTGATGATACTAGAGAACGAGGAATTAGGTATGTCCTTAATCAACAGGCATCAAATCTTTATAGAGTTGGAGCTTCTCAGATTTTGGCAAGGTATTATGAGGACACTTTCCCAACTACAGCAAAAAAGCTTTTGTCATATAAAGGCTTTGTAGTCCAGGCAGGTAAAAGACAAGAGAGAATTATATCTATTTATGTTATTTCTGCTAATACCTCAAATACTAGGGGAAGGCTCCTGGCTATAGACGAAAGAACTGGTTTGATAGACCCAACAGTATATTTCTATCTAAATGGATCTTTAGTTAAAGACCTATACATTACACCAAGATCTTGGAATATGATTGGACTACAGTTCCAGGTGGCATTAGACGTTAACTCCTCAATTGGTTATGTAGATATTTCTGGTCCACTGCTGGTTCATGGAATATCTAACTATAGACTAACCTCTATTCAGGATGCACAAAGTTCTTTGCTTAGAAGCTGGGCACAGGTTAGAACAATGATAGACAAGGGTGGCGATGTTACAAACTGGGGAGATTTCTTAAGCTCTGAGCCAGTAACTACATGGCAAACTGTCTTGTATATACCAACAGAAACCTCATTTTTGGTAGATGCAGCCACGCCATATAAGATTTATACTGGTACAAATAAGATTATTGTGGGGGATGACAATAAATTTAGGATAAATAAGTACCAATATAAGGTTTATCAGGATATTGTTTGGCAATCCTCTATCTTTGATGCAGTATAATATGGTATACTGGTGGTTATGAAAAAGCAAAAACCACGCATGCCTGGTCAAATTGGTGACACAAAAATACAGGTAATTGAAGAAAACTTTTCTAATTTTGGAACATACGTTTGGATGAAGCCAAATGGAAGACCATTTACTGATGGTCATGGCAACGCACTTTCTATTGAAGGAATGCGAGATGACAAGTCTAGGATTAAAGAACTAGCAGATGCTGCTAGATATTGGGGACAGCCAGAGGGAAGAGCTGTATTCTTTTCGAATATGAGAAAGATTTCAGACGAGGAGCACTCTGAGCAAGTAGACAGAATGAAGCAAGGGCTTATTCCAAGCCTTAATGATTTGGGTGCTGTAATAGCAGCCAAGAACACACTAAAAGCTTACGGAGATGAAGGCTAATGCAAGAAGAATACTATCTTAATGCAAGTATTGATGACTTAGCAAAAGAAGATGACACGTTTAAGCGTCAGGATCCATTTAACAAGTCTTGGGATAGCTTAAAGTCTCTAAATGGTTTAGACAAAAACTTTAAGCGTAGATCTGACCGTGTTGCAAAGGCATATGAGTCATCTGTGCCAAACAATATTAATACGATGTCTGACAGTTATTTGTCTTTGGCATCAGCTAGAAGTTCTGGTACAGATGGAGCTGGAACAAAGCAGATTAATCCAGGAACGGTATATAACAACGGATATGGAATCTTTGACGTTATTACTCCACCATGGAATCTTTATGAGCTAGCTAATTATTATGATACCTCTTTTGCTAATCACGCAGCTATTGATGCTAAAGTAGAAAATATTGTTGGATTAGGATATGACTTTGTTGTTTCTGACAGGACTCAGCTAAGGCTAGAGCAGCAAATGGAAGACGCTCAAAGAGAGCGAGCCAGAAATAGAATTGAACGACTAAAAATTGAGCTTCGTGATTGGCTAGAAAATCTAAACGATGACGACTCATTTACTAATACAATGACTAAGTTCTTTACAGATGTCCAGGCAACAGGAAATGGATATCTAGAAATTGGTAGAACAACTAAGGGTGAGATTGGATATATTGGCCACATTCCTGCAACCACAATTCGTGTTCGCAGATTGCGTGATGGTTATGTTCAGATTATTGGTCAAAAGGTAGTTTACTTTAGAAACTTTGGGGCAAAGAATCCAAATCCAGTAACAGGAGATCCTAGGCCAAATGAGATTATTCACTATAAAGAATATTCACCACTTAACACTTACTATGGAGTGCCAGACATTATTTCTGCCATTTCTTCTTTGCATGGCGATCAGCTAGCAACTCAGTACAATATTGACTACTTTAGCAACAAGGCAGTACCAAGATATGTTGTAACTCTTAAAGGTGCAAAGCTGTCTGCTGATGCAGAAGATAAAATGTTTAGATTCCTACAAACAAGTTTGCGTGGACAGTCTCACAGAACACTATATATTCCTTTGCCAGGAGACTCTGACACTAACAAGGTAGAGTTTAATATGCAGCCAATTGAGAATGGTGTACAAGAGGCTTCGTTTAATGAATATCGTGTTCGTAATAGAGAAGACATTCTTATTGCACATCAGGTTCCACTATCTAAGATTGGTGGAGGAGACTCTTCTGCAATTGCAGCTGCATTGGCACAAGACCGTACATTCAAGGAACAGGTTGCTCGTCCAGCACAAAGAAACCTAGAAAAGATGCTCAACAAGATTGTGCGTGAATATACAGATGTTCTTGAGCTTAAGTTTAATGAACTAACCCTAACAGATGAAATTGCACAATCTCAGATAATTGAGCGGTATGTAAAGACACAGGTAATAACTCCAAATGAGGCACGTCAGCAACTTGGTCTTCCACAAAGGCCAGATGGGGATATGCCATTTGAAATGACATCTAGACAATCTGCAGATGCTAGAGCAAATCTTGCAGGGAACAGAGAAAGGGATGCACAGCGTACAAACAATAACTCTGATAGCCCATCCACTGTATCTGGAAGAAACGCACAGGGAGAGGGTCCTTCTAGCGAGTAGCTAACAAAATATACAATAAATATGTTATAATATTGTTAGAATTTAATAAAAGGGTATATAATAGACTAGTATGACTATTTCTAAGGCACAGTGGCATTCAGAGGGTGACAACCTAAGACTCTCCATGCCCTTTAGCAAGGTTGATAAGGAACGAAGAATCGTTTCTGGATTTGCCACACTTGACAATGTTGATAGACAAAATGACATTGTTACTACAGATGCTTCACTAAAGGCATTTGCTAAATTCCGTGGAAATATTCGTGAAATGCACCAGCCAATTTCTGTTGGTAAGATGGTAAACTTTAAGGAAGAAAAGTATTTTGATCCAGAGACAAAGAAGTTCTATTCTGGAGTTTATGTTTCTGCTTATATTTCAAAGGGTGCTCAGGATACTTGGGAAAAGGTTCTGGATGGCACCCTTTCTGGTTTTTCCATTGGTGGTCGCATGAATAAGTATGATGACGCATATGACGATAAGGCTGATAAAGCTATTCGTATTATTAAAGACTATGATCTAATTGAGCTGTCTCTGGTTGATAATCCAGCAAATCAATTTGCAAACATCATGTCTATTGAAAAGAATTCCGCTGGTGAAACAATTGTCAAGGGAGACATTGCTGATCTAGATGTTGAAAATGTATTCTGGGATAATGAAAACGGTATCGTAACAGTATCTAAAGAAAATTCTGCAGTTAGCCCAATTTCTGGTGCTACAATGCAAAACATAGGGTTTGTTGAAACAAACGATACAGAAAAAGCAGAAATGATAAAGTTCTTAGTTGATAGTGCTAAAGGCATTAATCTTTCTAAGATAAGCAAGGAGGGAGATCCTATGACTGACAATACAAATGCAGAAGTAGTTGAAGAGACTACCGTTGTTGAAGCAGCACAGGTCGCTCCAGAGGCAGATGCTGCAGCTGAGGATGCCACCAAGGCAGATGAGGCTGAAGTTGTAAAGTCAGATGACGTTAATACAGATAGCACAGAAGATGTAGCTGATGTAGAGAAGTCATATGACGAAAATAA